TTTACACCGGTTTCATATAGACGTTCTCCAGAAGCATCCCAAATAAGTTTAGCCATTTCTTTTCCCCCTTAATAATAAAGATTGTATACGTCATGATTAAGATTGTCAGACGTATAGCGCCTATCAAAAACACACATAGGCAAAGACTTGATTTTGTCTGGAAGTAAACTATCAGGATTTTTATCAACCACCGTTACGGTGTATCCGACTTGATGGTTATACGGTTTGTCGTTTGCAAATTTAGTTTTGTTCAGACTACGTGAGTAAATGATACAAGGATAACTCAACTTGACGGTCTCAGGTGGTTGAAAATAGACGTTAGACGAGCCGATTAGAGCCTCAAGGAGTGTCTGAAGTTGGACCCTGCTCGCCATTATAAGTACCTCCTATAGCTAATATTAGACGAGGCCTCTGGACATCGATTTTAGTAATCTTCCAAGAAGCCCCCATCCATTTGATATATCGCATAGTGTGGAAATTCTGATAGGCAAATGGATCGGCTACAATACTGATCTCGTTATTTATAGTCAGATCGTCATTCAGATTCTCCCCTGCCTGCCAGCGTCTTGATAGCTTTACAACGTCACCAGAGTAATTTCGCTCTGTTATAACCTCCTCCCACACACCAGGCGCTGTTTCGCTAGTTTCCGCATAGCCGATTGCTCCATAGAACTTTGCCATTTTGAATCTCCTTCTGTAAGAAGTATAGTGAGCCTTCCGCTTATGACGCCATAACCAAGAAAGCCCACCAATCTTACTACTTAGCCAGCGGCGACTTCTAAGAACTCAAGTGCAATTGCAGAATAGGGTTTAACCAACGCTCCGGAACAACGAGTTTCGATAAGATACTTCTGAGCATTATAATCAATGTCAAAGTCATCAAACATGTTGACGGCCCCACCTTTATCGGCTCCAACATTGTAATCGGATAGGTTAACTATGATGCCACCAAGAGTATAGACTTTGCTATCGGTCGACGTTCTAGTTAAAGACTCCATTACTGGAACCGTGATAATCTCTTTAACCCGTAGAGCCGTGGCTAACTTATCGACGGAATCGTAGATTATACGACCAGTTGTATCTTCCATCAACAAGCAGTCAGTGAGGATGTCCTCTGTAGCATATAGAGTCGGAGAACCAGAACCTTTATAGTTCTTTCTAGACTTAACGGCCGCGCGAATGAATGCTTTTGCCTTTTGATCAGCAGTAGCGTTAGCAACATGCTCAACTGGAGTTTTGATAGTGTATAGATCGGCATCTGTCCAAATCGGTCGGATGTTTCCTTCGTTGATTTTGTCGTCAGACGAACCTATACGACCGTCGCCAATTAGAAGCGCGCGAGCAATTTCTTCGTCCAGCATAACTCGCATTTCAGATTTTAGCCACGCCACCACATCGAAGTCGGTGATGTCAACGACATCGTCACGATCGAGTTTCTGTTTCTTGTAAATAGTTGTCGGGGTCGTACTTCGCTTAAGTAAGGAGAATACTTCTTCCACCTTCAGTTTACCTTTGATGTAACCTTTGGCGCGAGCATCGGCCTCAGTGATATCCGCATAGATAGATTTGATACGGGAGAATGGAGTGCTATGCACGTTACCCATTACTTTTTGTACCCAACCCATTTCTCGTTGAATAAACATTGGAGTGTTAGTAACATTTTTCGCATCTGGGAATAGATAATCGATATTATCAATACCATGAGCTAGGACAGCGTCTTTCAGGCTGCCATATCGTTTAGCGTCTGTGATAATAGCCTCCATATCGGAATGGCTAAGTACGTCCTTCTTGTCCTCTTTGTCGAATACGTTTTGTTTCATTTCATCGTCTCCTTCGTCATCTTGATTATCGTTTCCGTCGAGAGCTTGGCCGATCATCGCGTACACCACTGTTTTCTGTTTTTCAGAAAGAGTGTTAAACACGTCGGCAACAGTTTCATCATCTTCCGACGTGTCGGTTTTTGGCGCTTCTTTTTTGGGTTCTTCCTTTGGCGGATCGGCATGAAATAGTTCAACTTTTTCGCCAGTATAAATCACGGCTTCTTCGTCAGATTCTTCACCATGAATCATAACAGAATCAATGAACGCCCCAGGATTTGCTCCAGAGAGCACTAAACTTAACTCGCGAATTGCCCCATGCACGACGTTATCGCCCTTCTGTCTAAGCTGATTCGCGTATATTGACAGAGCTGAAACATCGCCATGTTTGACTAACAGTTTCGCGTTCTTTCCGGCTTCTGTTTCGTTAAAAACACAATAGGCGTAAACCCCCTCTTTTCGATTCTCCAATAATGCGTGACCAAGCACGTTCATCGGACCATCGTGCTGGTGATTCCACACCATAGGAACCGTTTGGCCGTCGTTATGTTTGAATGCATCTTGTAGGATGGTTCGACCATCGGAGCATTTAAGATTGTTCCGAGTCGCCCATCCACTAAAATCATACTTTTTCAATTTTAATTTCTCCTTCCATTTTGAGGTTATGCACTTATATGGTCTTCGCTTGATGATGTATCTTCAGCCGGTTTACTTATGTTTTTGTTTTTAAGTTCATCGGCTTTTGGATCGTTAGATGGTTTCATTCCAATAATTTGTCTAACTTCGTTCGATGACAAGATTTCGTTCCGAGTGAACTTATCGGCAATCTCGGCCAAATCATTCACTGGTACAAGTCTAAACGGATCTCTAAACACTAAGATTGACTGAAACTGGGATCTTGCGGTTTTGGTCAAGAATTTTCGTTTCATCTCGTCAACTATAGCGGAGACAATTGGCTCGATGGTTCGGTTGTAATAATTAAGCATCGTCTTCTCGTCAGCCGTACCATCTAATATACTCTGAGTGATTCCTAATTGGCTATACAGCATGCTCATTAGAAATTCAATCTGACCCATTAGATTGTTTTCGACCGATCGATTCAACTGTGTAATGCGCTCTGTACCATCGGTATAAGCGATACCATATTTAGACCCAGCCAACTGATTCTCTATATCGGTACGACGAAGTTCGGCTTGTTCTCGCCTAGCTGTCGTCTTGATGACGTACGGCAATTGAATTATTAAATCTAGTTTTCCAGAACCACTTTGAATGTCTATTGCGTCTAATAGATTCAATTTCGAGATCAAGCGTTTTAAAGTCGAATTTGGTTCGTTCATGATGGTGTATAGAGGATTTTCAATAATCGCCACTGTACTTTTAGGTACTGGAATATCTTCTTTCAATCCTGTTTTCTCGTTGTACACTTGTACGCGTATGGAGTTCGGATACCACTGTAGAATCTTACCAGTTCGCATCGAGTTGACATCGTACGAACCCGTAATTGTTGGGTTAAACGTCGTATCTGTCGGGACAATGGCAATGCATCCTTCATCCAAAATAGACATAACAGCGTCTTGAATAAATGCGCGTCCTGTCTGATCAATGTTGGCATCTAGGGTTAAACAAGTATTCAATCCAGACTCGATAACTGATATGAACCGGTTGTTCTGGTCTAGTCGAACATGCTGTATGCTTAATGCGGCGGCATCGATAGCGATGCGATTATACACGGCCGTAATGATTGAACGTTCATTTCCGCGAGTAAGTCTTGGTCTATCGGGCCTATTAGAATATCCCATACCATTGGTTCCGTAATATGGATCAGGGTCTTTATTAAAGAAGACGTTCCATGCATGTTTTAATCTGGAACCAACTGATTCCAATATCTTTTCACCTCCTTTAATGCCAATAAGTAATTATCTATTTACTTATTGGTGGCATAATCATAATACTTCCTTCCGCCAATAATCCCTAAAGTGACTCCGGCCACTTTGGCGGCTCCCTCATTACCGGTGGCATTAAACACTAACGCGCTTCCAACATTAGAGGATAATAGCCCAACTACAACTGCCATACCAGCGGCAACTTTCTTTTTATTCGATTTCGAATTGTCCCTCTTTGTTTCGTTCTGATTTTTTGGATAATTTGATTTTTTAATAACATTACGACTGTTAGTTTTATGGTTGGAACCTTTACGCCCCCAACGCATACCTGGTATACCAAAATGCCGTAATTTATAATAGCTCATCAGACGTTCAACACCTCCTTTTATCGTCGCACTTATCGATTGTCAATAATAGCAGTCTTTAAATCACTAGATTGCCAAACGACATTATCGACCCTTTGTGGAAGAATATTTGCGCCCCAACGATTAAAGTTCGCTTCGTTTCTGGCTCGTGAGGCGTTAACTTGTTTAGCTTTCATTCCGAGCGCCCACTTTCCAATATAGGCAGCTTTTACCGCGAAGCCTACGCCAGCTTCTATACCGTCTTCTTTTGTTATGAAGTGATCCTTAGTGCCATTCGCCCTTTTTCCGTCATCGGCGTATCGCTTTGCCGCCGATTTGGCAAGAGAGTCTTTAAGCGCAACGTTAGCCGCGGTGTGTGCTGATATTTGGGCAACCCTAATGGCGATATCTTTCTTATTGGCAGGGAATTTACCAGTGAGAACGTCTTTAACGATCATCTGAGAAGTTAAACTAACCGCAGTTTTTGCCACACGCATACCAACATTCTGACTTCGGTATTTAAATCTAGCGGCGTCAGATGTTCCTTGGAGACTCTTATTGTTATTTAAAGCGGTTAATTTTTTCTGAAATGCCTTTTCTTTTTGTTTCGACGATGATTTACTTTTTGAAGACGCGCCTCGTTTTCCCCAATGCATACCGAGGACTCCAAAATGCCGTAGATAATTATCTTCCATTTTGAACCGACACCTCCTTAGTAAGCTGAGCCAAGCGAAATACGACGCCAGTTCTTATCAGAGGTCGTGTTGGCAGCTACGCATTTGTATAGATACGACGCGTCAACCATTATAGCATCTATGTCGCCGACAGTACCGTTAACGCCTCCCGATAATGCCACAGCACCTTCTGTAAACGCCCCATTAGCCATGGTTTCACCGATGATAATGGGGTTACCAATAGTCCCAGCAACATCGGCGGTAAGGTCTACACTATCTCCTGTACCATCGGCCGCACCGACTCCTTGTGTGTCAGACATGGTGATGGCGGCCACTAGCGCTGTCACAGCATTCGTAGCCGTACAGTTCGCTCCAGTCGCTAATGTTACTCCAGCAAACACGTTTGTTACTGCGGTGAACGTTTCTGTGGTAGCAATTGTATCACCAGAAACTCCGCCAATCAAAGCTGTAATAACACAATCATTCACTACAAAATTAGCAGCGGTAACTAGAGGATGCGGGTCGTTAACTTCGTCGACGCCGTTGATCGCGGCGATTATCGCTAGTTTTGAAGTAGCTAAATCAGTAGCAATTGAGATTTCACCGTCAGCATTGTTAGTTCCAGCAGGAACGAATGTGTACACTTTCTCTCCAATAGTCATAGTGTCACCACTGGTTGGTTGAGCAGCGATCGTTAAGGCTATGGACGACTTGGTCGTGCTGGCGGTGATATTAACCGCGATATTTGTAGATGCTGTTTTTGTTTGAGCAGTGTCTGATAGGAATTCATATACGTCGGTTCCCGCTAAGGCTGGATTGTTGATGGTGACAGTTTCTCCATGAATTACGACTCCAGATATTGCCAGGTTTTCTGTGGCGTTCACGGCATTTATGGCTGTGCCAGAAACTACTACGTTGTTAATGGAGTCGATGATGGATTTTATTTTACCACCTAATTTCATTCTCTGGGTATTTACGTTAATGTTATCTAAGTCTAGGGCATCTACGGCGGTAAGATTATTCATAATCATTCACTCCTTTTTTATTTATCCATTATAACAAGTGTTGGAAAGGCTCCAGGTTGAGAAGTTACGGCTTTGACTACTTTAGTTCCTGATGGGTTCGATTTTAAAAGTTCATTAACAGAATCATTCAGGTGTTTATCCCATAGTCGGCCATATGCTTTTTCATATCTAGCGTTATACGCGTTTAACTTTGAATCGTTAAAGTTTACTTTTCCCCATTTATCATTGAACGATGATATTTCTTTATTTATTTTGTCGGCCGCATGGTTATTTATTAAAACCCTTGTGTCGGTCGACGTTATTTTCTTTTCCCATTTAGCATCTGCTTTTTTCATTTTTTTTAGCAGCTACTTTAGCTTTATGATGGCCCCATCTCATTCCGAGTTTCCCGAAATGTTGTAAGTGTTCTCGATCGGACACGACTACCCCCCCCA